GGAAAGGAATTGTTATTATTCGCCATTCCGAATCCTTTAAGCAAGCAACTACTACTGGAAGCCCGACAATTACAACTTCTGGCGGATTCAAGATTTACACCTTTAACGACTCTGGAACAATTATCTGGTAAAATTATGGGATATTTTGCACACATTAACGACCTTGGCATTGTGGAGAAAGTTATTTCAATCAATAATTTAGTGCTTGGCGAGCCTGCCAATACTTTTCCAGGCACTGAACCCATTGGAGTTGATTTTATTTCCAATACCCTTAAATTCGGTGAATCATGGAAACAGACAAGCTACAATAAGTCTTTTAGGAAAAACTATGCTGGAATTGGTTATACCTACGATCCTACAAGAGATGCTTTTATAGCCCCAAAACAATATCCATCATGGATTCTTCATGAAGAAAGTTGCACTTGGAAGGCTCCAATTGAAAAGCCAGAAGGAAGCTGGTATTGGGATGAGGAAACAATTAGCTGGAAGGAAATAACAAATGACCCTAACTGAAATCGCCCAATATGCAGGCGAGAAGATCGGCAAGACCGATGCCGATACACTCACGTTCCTGCAGAAGTCAGCCAGTCTAAACTACAGGCGGGTATGGAACTTTGCACCATGGCGTGAAAGCATCACAAACTCGACCTACTCAGTTTCAACCGCAACCAGGACAGTGTCGCTTGGCTCCCTGGTCGAAAATCCTTTGTCCGTAGCCTACGGAGACAGTGAGCTCATGTCTGTCGACCTTCAGACAATTGTCAGTCAAGACGCCGACTTGCTGGACTCGGACAGGACCGGGACTCCGACTCAGTACTACTTTAAGGGCCGGAACACGTCCGGAACAGCAGAGATCGACTTGTACCCGCTACTCAACACGACCAGCACAACTGCATTGAAGGTAATAGAAAAGGTCACTTGCGTCACAAGGCAGAACAGCATTGTCGAGTTTCCTCCGAGCGCAACGGCACTGACCGATGAGCTCAGGTTGCCACACGTCCATCATGTAGTCCTTGCCCTTACCCATGCAGACGCACTTGAACGAGAGAGGCAGTACGCAAAGGCCCAATCTGTAGTATCGACCGCAAATGCTGACCTTGCTCAAATGGCTCAGTACGAAATGAGTCAGGTTGGAGGAATAAAGGCTATCACTCCGTCTAGCCTTGGTGAATATAGCATTACAGACATAGCGGTTTAATCCATGCCATACTTCCAGGATAATTTGGATGACGTCCTCTCATTCGATGGGATAAGGAATTTTGTCGGAGGACAGGCTAGCGGGTTGCAGTCGGATCTCTTAGCAGACAACCAGGTTCAGCAATTATATAACATGACCCTTTCTCCAAAGGGAAATCTTGAGACCCGGGTTGGGACTGCAAGTTTTGCAACCGGAGCAACCAGCGGGACAGGATCTGTTGGCGGAATGCGGTACTACGAGACCGGATCTACGTCCCAATTATTATCCGTAGCAGGCGGAAGATTTTACAGCATCAATTCCGGCGGAACCGCAACATTGAGTCCTGCAGATTTGACATGGGTTGCCACAACAAGTTCATTCGGAACAACAACACAAAAATGGTCTAGCGGATATTCTATTAGTTCTGCAGTTGAAGTTCAGATGGCTCAGTTTAACAACAAGATGTACCTGGCAGACGCCGACGGTGATCTCCACTATTGGGACGGAGATATTGTAGTAAGGCAGGGTGGCAAGGTTAGGGCGATCACGATAACTAGCGCAGGCACTGGATATACAAGCGCGACTGCAATCGTAACAGGACCACAATGGGGCGGACAATTCCCCACGCTTATCACTCAGGTCGCAGGAGGCGCCGTCACAGGGGTAACCGTCGTCGATGGAGGATCTGGATATTCCGAAGCTCCAGTTGTGACCATTATTGGGAACGGATCTGGGGCAACGGCGACTGCGACCGTAAGTCCGCCCCCGCAGAATTTAAGACTTTTAATAAACACGGAAAACAGGCTTTTTGCGGTTGGGGCTGGAGACACTAGGAACACGCTTTATGCGTCGGACATTCTAGACCCATCGATATGGGATCTCACAAACAGCATCGTTGTGAACGGAGACGATGGGGACCAAATCACAGCAATCGTTCCGTACTACAAAAACAGGATTATTGTGTTCAAGAAGCGCAGGGTTTTCCAGGTTGACATTCCGTACGACGCGACAACGGCGGCGGATTGGGTTGTGTCAATCATTTCAAATAATACCGGATGCGTAGCGAGTGGAACAGCGGTGCAAGTGAGTAGCGATATCCTGTTTTTATCCGACAACGGAATTCGGTCCCTAGTCCGCTCGGTTTCCGACGATTTCAGTTCGGTCGGTGTGCCAATTTCAGAGATTGTTAAAGATGTCATCCAAACCATAAATACTGACTTTGTAAGAATTTCGACAGCAATTTATTATGACAACAGATATTTCCTGTCAGTTCCAACAGGATCAAACAACTTCAACGATACTCTCATAGTTTACAACACGGTGCTTGGAGCATTTGAAGGCACCTGGAGCCCACAAATTATGCAGTTTGCTCTTACAAACTTCGACCAGGCAGGAACTAGGGCAATGTTCAAGAAGTTGAACGGAGTTATTGAGCGCTATGCTGGATACAAGTCTCCATCTGGGACAGTCTCGGCGGACTACCAGGACGCCGGAACTAGCTACGAGTCCTACGTGCGAACCAAGGACTTTAATTTTGGCGACGCGTTTGCGCTAAAATACGGATCGCATTTCGAGGTCATTTTTGATGACTCATTCTCAAGCAGTGCCAACATCTTTATTCAAAGAGATGTAGACACTGGCGACATTAGCGTTCAGTCCGGACTAAACATTGCGAGTGCGGTTTTGACTCTTCCGTTTATCCTCCCGGCTGCGCTTCCTGTTTCCGTGAAAAAGCGGATTGCCAGCGATCTGCGCAAGTACGAGAAGTGGCGCTTGTTGAATATTAAGATTTCAAGTACGGCCAACAAGATGGCGATTCGCCAAATTATTGCGGCCGCAAACCCGGACACGATCGAGATTCAGAAGGTAATATGACCGCTATAGAATACATTGAAGCGTCCGGGGTGCCGGAGGGAATGTGGCACAACCTAGCTGATTGGTTTAATTGGTTTGAGAGGCAGGGCATGGTCGGCATTGTTAATGACCATGATGGCATCGCCGGGGTGGCTCTAGCCAGGTGCCTTAAAGAGGGCCAGAAGCCTGACCACTACGTTCACTCTGAGGATGGGGACAATGTCTTTGTAGACTTGACGGTGTCCTCAAAGGGTGCTATCTCCTTGAGGTGCCTGTTGCTTCTCCTTTGGGAGCGTTTTGGCATTCGTAAGCGTATTACGTTTAACCGTTCTGGAAGATACAGGAGTTATGACTATATGAATTTTATGAAAAAGGCAAGGGTCTAATGGGTGGCTCACCTTCTATTCCCGCGCCCCCTCCCCCGCCCGATCCCGCGGCCGTAGCGCAGGCCAATGCCGAGGCGTACAAGAAAAATATTGAGACGTACATGGAGAAGGCTCCTGGCATGGCCGAGCTAGAGAACAAGCTACGAATTCAGTACATGCCCCAACAACGTTCCTTGGAGCGCCAATTGTCGGCACTTGACCAGCAGGCCGGGGTACAGGCCGGAATGCAACTTGAGCGTCAGTACGGACCGCAACGTACCCTGGAAGGACTGCGCAGGGCCTACGAGACTAGCCCACAGGCGTATGCTTTAAATCGCGGATTAGGAGACCAGATGACCCGCCAGTTCGAGCGCCTATACGGAACTAGCCCATACGCATCGGTCGAGCAGAATGTCGCAGTCAACAGGCAACCAGGACCGTTTGATTTTTATGGTACGGTTGGAACAAACATTGGCAATCCAGACCTAACTGTTGGGACTAAATAATATGGCTACTTACGATAGAATACAGTACAGCGTAGATAAAGATGGAAATATAGTAGAGAAAGTCAAGCAATGGGATGATCGTCAATGGGGAAGACGTTGGGAAATAAACGGAGTTGTTGGATCAGCAGCAAATCCAGACGCTTTCTTTTCAGAGCTTGAAAGAAAAGAAGGAGTTGATCGATCTACGGCAATACAAAAAAGTAATGAAGTAAAGATAGCGAAACTTCAGGAGAGTGTTGATAAGCAACTTACTGATGAGACAAGCAAAAACTCACTTGCTTCTCAAATACGAGAATTGACCGCTGGTGGAGGTGGAATGCAAAATCCTAATGCTGGCCCAGCCTTTAACCAAGCCTTATCCCAACTTTCCGCTGGGCGTAACTACGGATCGTCTGACCTTGGCTCAATGCTAAACTTCCAAGTATCCGACAATCAGATCGTTGACGATTACAATAACTCAAAGCTATCCCGCCTAAACAGCGTGATTGAGCGTGGCAACACGCAGATTGCTGGCATTCAAGAGCGTCTAAATGCGGCCAATCAGCTATTAGCTGGCTTACCCGCTGGTGACGCTCGCAGGACTGGTTCAGAAGTATTCATCAAGCAACTTGGTGATGACTTAAAAAGCGTAACTAGCGCAGTTACTGAAGCGCAGAATATGCAAAAGAATTTTACGCCTATTACGATGGATAGCCCCGAAGGGTTGAGAGAGATCACATCGTTCAGATCTTTCGTCCAGCTGCCCGAAGAACGCGCTTCTCAGCAACTTTATCAGATTGATCCGGATTCTTACAGGACAGCGGTTAGTCTGGGCAGGCAGTACAGGGATATGGCTACCCAACCGCTTGGGCCCACAACCACTCCCGAGACAGAGCAACTTCGCAGGACAATTGAAGATGAGGCAATCAATCAGCTTCAACTTGGATCTACGATTGGTGCGGAAGAACGTCGCGGGTACGAGCAGGCAATCCGCGGAGCTCAAACTGCCCGGGGCAATATCTTTGGTCTCGGACCAGCAGTGCAAGAAGCCGCGCAGATCGGCGCAGCCGGGGAACAGCGCAAGCTGGCTCGGTTTGGGGCCGCGCAACAGTTCCTTGGTTCCGGCGAAACCTCCGGAGCAGCCAGAGCTCGCGATCTATTGCTTCGTGAAGGCGTCCAACAGAATAGGCTTGGGGCCGCGGCTGGATTTATTGCGGGAGGACCCAGCATTGGCAATCTAGCCCAAGCCAGGACAGCACAACAGCAAGGCGCGATGCAGGGCTACATCCAGGCGAATCAAGCGCTACCAGGTGGATTCAATCAGCAGGCGTCTACTGCCTCTCCGTTCTACCAGGCAGTTGATCAAAACATTCCTGTCGCCCTTACTCAGGCGTTTAATGATCTTTATCGTTCGCAATCTAATTACCAGGCCAGCACATACGGAGCCCAGGTTGGAGCGCAGGCCCAGGTTGATAGCGCGTACTCTACTCCAAACTATATAACCGCTGGAGCAGGCTTACTTGGCAAAGCAATTCCTGGAGGAATATTCTGTTGGGTAGCTAGAGAGGTTTACGGAGAAGATAATCCCAAGTGGCTACAATTTAGAGAGTGGATGCTGACCAAGGCGTCTGACAACCTGAGAAATTTCTACACTGAGTATGGAGAAAGAATTGCGGAGTCGATACGCAATAAACCAAAAATCAAGTCCATTATCCGCAAGTGGATGGACAGCAAGATAGGATAATTTTATGGCAGGACCAAGACCATTAATTCCGATGCCGGGCGAGGCAGAAGAGTACAGAAAAGAAGATGCTCGCCAGGCGATGGAAGATCAGGATCGCGCGCTTCGAGTTGAAATGCTCAAACAAAGACTCTATCCAGAGCAGGAGGCGAAGAGGGTTGGGCAAGCATTGATGGCATCGAGTGATCCTGTCGAGCAGGCTGCGCTAATGAATAGGCTGGCAGAGACTACAGGAACAAGGGCAGCGCCCGGCACAAGCATCGTAGTTCCCGCCGGACTTCCAGAAGAGCTTGTTGACTCCTACGTCGATCGTCAGGTCAACAAGGTTAAGTACTACAAAGAAAAGGCGATGATGGAGCAGGACCCCGAGAAGCGCAGAATTATGATGAACGTTGCGGACGCCGGGGAGAAAGCCCTTGTCGCCAAGGGCAAGGAGTTGACGCAGGCAGATTTTGCGTTTGAGTCAAACATCCGCGAGGCATATCGCATGGCAGACGAGCTCGAGAATACTGTCAAAAAGTACGGAAATTTTGAAACTATGGACCCAGAGGGGTCCGCGACACTAAAGCAAATTCCGTACCTATTCGCAGTGTCTCTTGCGAAAGTTCTTGATCCTGGATCTGTAGCAAGAGAAGGCGAAGTCGAGTCAGCCAGGAAGTTTGCTATTCCGATGGGAACGACTCCTGTATCTGTTGGTTTCAATAATCCCCTCACAGGGCCAACCACAGCAACGACACTCGCTGCGATTAAGAGCATGAGGACAAGACTGAAGGCAAGGGCTGAAGACTATAAGAGCATTGCTGGAAGAACCGTTGAGTTGCCCAAGTCGAACTTGGACGATCAATCGCAGGGCCAACAAGCCGGGCAGGCTGGACAACAGCAGATGCCACAACAACCCGCACAACGTCCAATGAGTCCTACCGGATTCGGCGGATACGATCCTCGCACCCGCAAGGTAATTCAAAACCGCTAGTCGGTCATGGCCGACGAAATCATCCAGGACCCATTGGAGGCAGCAAATTATTTGCTGCGCCAGTACCGCGACAATCCCGATTTTGAGTTCACGCAAGAAGAAGCGTCGCTAGTCCACAACGCCTACCAAGGCGGAGTTTCGTTTTTTGACTCCAAGCCTGTTATGGACGAGGCGTCGACCTCATCATTCCTAAGATCTCAAGACGAATCCGATCCTTCATTCATAGCTAGCGAAGAAGAATTCTCCATCCTAAAGGCTACTGAGCCTGGGGCGATCAGCAGAATTGGGGCGGGAATGACCGGGGCCGCGGAGTATTTTGGCCCTGTAATCAAAGAAGGCATCCCGGAACTAATCGAAACGGCATCGATGCGTGAGCCAAGGCCGGGCGATCCTTCACTCCCGGCTACATTGCTAGAAGCCGGGGCCAGGGGAACTGTCGACCTTGGCACAATGGCAGTCGGAGCATCTAAATTTATTGAAAAGGCTCCGTTCATGGCGGCTGGAGCGCTTGGGATGCAGGACGACTACAAGTCCTACCTAAACCAAAAGACGATCGACCAAAACTACCAGATGCAGGCGATCGACAAGATGAACGCTGAAAGGGCTCAAGGAAAAAGCATTATCGGATTGCCGGAGGGGACATTCGCACCGAAGGCCGCAGAGGCCGCGAGCATGGTCCTAGATCCGACGCTCGCAGTTCCATTCATTGGACCAGGAGCGAAGGCGACCGGAGTTGCCGGAAGAGGATTAGGCGCCACAACTAAAATCGCCGGGGGGATTGAGACCGCGGCCCGGGCAACAGGCGGAGCCATTGATCTTGGAGTCGAAAAGGTTGGGCAAGGCATTCAGCGCGTTCTGCCAGGCGTAACTGCACCGAAGACTGCAGGAGCAATCGCCACAGGAGCGGCCGCAATAGGTATCCCCGGGGCATTCCCAATCGGGGCTAAGATCGCCGGGGTTAGGGCTGGAGCAGAGGTTGTGGAGCGCGGAGCCCAGGCTGTGCGCATTGCCGGGGAAGAGGCGATGACAGGACCGTCCAGGATGACCGTCATGGAGCGCGTCGCGAAGAACCAGAAGAATCCTGAGTGGCTTAGAAAGGCCGCGAACACATCGATCGTATCTTCTCCGATCACGCAAGGGGCCGCGGAGCTTGGCCTGGAGACAGGCAAGGGCGCTGTCAAATCTGCGGCCGTCGGCGCAGGGTTGGGCTATGTCGCGTCAGGCGGGGAAGAGGAGGGGATCGGTGGCGGATTGGTTATCGGGGGTGGTCTTGGCACGATTGGAGGAGCGGTCAGGGGAGTCGCAACGATCCCAGCGAAGAAGGCGCTCGCGAAGCAAGGTGACGTCAACAGGCTGTTTGCAAGG